CAATTGCACCCTGAGTATCTAAGTTTCTAAGAATATCATCGAAATCTTGAATACCTGTAGCTGCAGCAAACCCAACTTGTACATTACCTCTATCTTCAATAGCAGCAAATAAACCTTGAGTTCCTTTTAAACCAGCGATAGGAGATACAGCTGCATCTACTAATTCACCTTCTACACACATCATTTCTAAATAATCTTCAAATCTTAATCTAGTTTCAGATTCAGCTTTCAGATACCATAAGTATCCTCCAGTTCCATCTTCAGTTGAAACCTCAACCCAACCAATCTGTGCTGTGTCAGAACCATTTACTACGTATTTGTTTCTGATAATTACAGGTAAGTTAGAGAATTGAGTAAACGCTGGGTCAACACTAATGTATCCATCAGGAGTAGTAGCAGCATCGTAGTTAGGAGTAACAGATCCTTTTCTGTACTCAGAACCATATACGAATACTTTTACAACACCAACTAATCCAGCTGCAGCTAAAGTTGCAGATGTATAAGGAGCTACAGTAATTGTACCAGCACCACCAGGAGTACTAGCAGTAACAAGAGCTTTTACTTCGTTACCAAAGTCGTCCATTATTACTACAGTAGAGTTTACAGAAATAACATTGTTTACTCCTGCAACCGCACCTGGGTTAAGTGTAATGACGCCTGTAGCACTTACAAATGTACAGCCATCATACGCGATATGTAATCTATTTTGTTCGGACCAGATTACTTGGTCACTTGTCATTGGAAGTTCTGCTCCAACCATTCTTAAGAATCCAGATAAGGTTCTATTACCATATCTTTCAACTTCAGCTTCATAGATCTCCGGTAAATACTGATTCGCAAAAGATTGGAAATCAGCAGCAGCAGGATCTGTCCACTGTAAATAGTTAGTTTGTAGGACTTCTTGAGTTTGGCTTGGTACAATAGTACCAAACTGGGGATTTAAAGCCATAATTTTAAATTTTAATTATTAAATGTTCGTTTTTTGATTTTTAGTTTTGAAGAATCTGCTCCACTAATAGCTTTTACTTTAAACCCTCCTACAAAGACGTCCCCACTGGCAACTTGCCTCGGCGCATCAGTACTTGGATTTTTAGATTGTTGAACAATGTCTTTAACACCATCCGCTTTACCTTGCTCATAAAAATGAGAGGCAAGTTTATCAGTATTCATCGCAGCATATAAAGCTTTATGATAACCGGCAGTATCTGTTATTTTACCTTCTTTGTCTAAAAATCTACTTACAAAGTTGTTAATATCAGACTGGTTTTCGGCTATTGTTACAGGATCTTTTACTTTGTATCTAAATCTTTTATCGCCAACGTTATATTCGAAACCTTCGAAATCATTGTTTAATATTTGTTTAGTACGATTTTTAAAATCTTCCTGTGACAGCTTTATTTTTTCTTGCTGTTTATTATAACGATTGAAAAAATCCGTAGCTTTTTGTTGATCTTGTGTTGCTCCTGGTCTGTTTTTAATTTCAGCATAGTATTTAGTTTTTTGATTTTCTAAATCCTTTTTAGCATTAGCAACAGCTTCTTTATAAGCTAGTTTTTTTCTACGTATTTCTTTTTGCTCATCTAATTCTTCGTCAAATTGATAGTCTTCCATAATAAGACTAATATCTTCTGAATCTAAATGAGGTTTATTTTTTCTTAAATATTCATGTAGTATTTGATCATTGTTAAGTTTTGAATAATCTCTATTTAACTCTACATAATCCTCAACAGTTCCACCAGTTTCTTTCATAAATGTAACTAATTTTTCTACATTTTCTGGAAGCTCAGGTGTTTTAATTAATTGAGGTTTTTCTTTTTGTTGTTTAACTTCTTCTGTAATTTCTTCAATCACTTGGATTGGAGAATCTTCTTTATCATTTGTATCGCTGACCCGTACTTCTTTGTCCATTTCTCTGCTAGCTTCGGGTTTGTCGCCCATAGATATTTCCTCTGTTTTTCGCTCTTGAATGGCATTTTCTTCGGGTTTTTTAGTTAAATCAATTTTTGGAGTTTCTACCTTTTCTTCTATAGGTTTTTTTATCTCCATTTTTACAGGCGTATTATCAGTTTTACCTAAATCTTTTGCCTTTCTTCTAGGTTTTGTTTTACCTTTTAAAGTAAATTCACCTTCTTGTTTGACCTGTACGGCCGCTTTTGTTTGTGACATAATAAAATATAATTAAATAATTAATACTACTGGATTTGAGACTCATTTATTTCTCTAGCTACTCCTTGAACTTCAAAGTCTATTGGTAAAGAATTATTTTTTCTTTGACTTATCATTTCACTTTGTTGCGATCCAGCTATTCTTGTTCGTTTATCTTTACGATTTTCTATTTCAGCTTCTTTTGTTGTCTCTCTTTGCATTTTCATTTGCTCTAACTGTAACTGATAATTAAATTCTTCAGCCATAAGTTGACGTTTAATTTCAGCTTCAGTTTGCATTCTCTGTATTTCAAACTGTGACTTAGCTTCTTCAAGATTAACCTGCTCAGATGTTAAGGCTTGTTGTTTTTGAACCTCAGCTTCAGCGGCAGCTTGTTGAGCTTGTGTGTTTAATTGAGATTGTTGTTGCGCTTGTTGTGCTTGTATAGTTTGTTCTCTTTGTAATTTACGTTTACGTTTTTGTTTTAGCATTTGATTAGCTAACTTTAAATTACGTATTTGTCGTATATCAATTGCATCTTCTAAATCAATTCCTCCACTTGATAAAGCTATTTGAATATTTTGTTCTAGTTGAGCTTTTTGCTCTTCATCTGGTTCTAAATCTAAAAATATTCCAAAATCATGCAGATTTAATTTGTCTACTTCTTCTAGTGTCATTGAGTTAAAAGAAGTAATGCTTTGTTTTAAAGAGTTTCTAGTTAAAGGAAATGCTAACATATCCCCTACTTTTTTAGAAATATTTTCACATATTCTTAGTGTTAAAAACAAACTAGCGTTATTAATATGCTTAGTAGCTATATTAGAAGCTTGTGCAGCCATTTTTTGTAAACCTACTAGAGTATCTCTATCTGGAGTGCTACCATCTCGCGCTTCGTTTAATCCTGTTACATCTCTTATCATTTGTAAATAATAATTATATGTAGATATTAAACTTTGAATTTTTGCTTGACCAGAGCCAGTCGCTAATTCTTGCACGGGTATTTTACCTCTATTTAATTCACCATCTTGAGTAAGTGATCTACCTACTACAGAACCAGTTTGAAAATACATGTTTAAAGCTTCTGCTGGATTATAATTAGTTCCATTACCTAAATCAACCTCTGCTAAACCATCCATATCTAAAAATACACCATCTGGTACCATTCTAGCTATAACTTGTTGTAGTTTTAAATGAGTTATTTGGATCATATCAGCAAAACCAGTTATTCTACTAACTGTAGAATCAATACGACCTTTATACATACGAGGTGCACATATCGCGTAATTCATTTCTACCTTTGTAGTATCCGCCATAGGTCTTGTCATATTAGGACACATTTCCCAGCTTAATAATATATCAGTACCTAAAACTTTTACTCCTCTATATAAAGTTTCTATAGTTCTACCTACCGCTTCAAAGTTTTCACTTGGTGGAGGATTAAATCCGCTTTCTTTAGAAATAGCTTTTTGTAAACCCCACTCAGTTTCTTTTATTTTAAAAACTTGATCACTATAAGTTTTGTATTCAAAATACAACAATGGAATAGTGTTTTGTTCCCAAGGCCCATTACCATATCCATACATGTAAGATCTATTACCTTGTTGCTCTTGTATTTTTTCTAATTCATCATCTGGTAAAGCTGGAAATTGCTTTGCTATTTCAGGTAAAGTAACAGCTTTTACTTCGCCAACATAATATATATCTTCAAAATTTGGATCTTCTGTATAAGAATATATTAAATAAGCAGGATCAACATAATCTACAGTTATTCCATTAGCAGTGTTAAAGTTTGTTTTTACAGCTCCAATACCACACGTAACTAAATCATAATTTATTCTACGTCTTGTTAAGTCCCATTTATTATAGTCTAACACTTGATTTATAACCTCTTCTTCAGCTATCTCTACAGATTGTTTATAATCTAGCTGCATGTGAAGCTCTAACTCTTCCATGTTATGGGGTAATTGATTTTCTGGTATACTAGTATTAAATAAAGCAGAGTCTAATTTATTAACAATTTGTTGCATTGTCTCTCTAGCAAAAACGTCTTGAGCTAACATTTCAGCATAATTAGTTCTTTTTTCTAATGATTGTGGATCTTGTGCAAAAGCATTTATATCATAATCTTTATTAGATATACCATTAGTTAATATATCTACAAACTTAGATATAATAGGAACTGGTTTCCAGTCTAAATTTAAATATGATAAGTCTCCATTAATAGATAATTCATCTTTATACTTTTGAGTAGGTTGTTCTCCTCTAGCGTATAACCTTAGTCTATTATAGTTATTCCAAGTAGTTAAATATCTATTACCATTAGTTCTACCTTGACTAAACCACTCTTGTTCTATAGCTTGAGCAACTTGCTCGCCATATTCCCAAGATGCTTTTTCAGCGTCGCTAACCACTTGGCTAGGAAAAATGCTATTACCGTTGGTATATATAGTTTTACCTTTTTTCATTTAATCTATAATTTTAGATAACGTCCCACTATTATCAAATTTTTTTATTCCTAAATCATAATTATGTCTAATCATTTGAGGAATAGGTCTATATTTATTTTTGTTACAAGCCATTATTGCTAACCCTGAACTAATAGAAGCATCATGCGTTGTTCTATTGTTAATATCAAATTTAGCCCAGTCTTCTAAAGTTCTTTGAAAATATACATCTCCGTAAGTATTGTCATCACGAAGTCCTACGTAAGTTTCTATATAACTTTCTATAGCTGCCGCGTGAGCTTGCTTAATATCTTCACTAGAATTAGGTATTCCACCTATTTCTCTTTCTGTTACAGATAATTTATTATATATTTTATCAGGTCTATTCATAGAGTAACCTCTATAGCCTCTTCTTTTAAAATGATATAACAATCTAGGTTTATTATTTTCAGCAAGTATTGGCATTCCGTAAAATATACACGCCATTAAAACATCTTCAAAAAATATTTCAGCAGTTTGAGGTCTAGATATATATTCTAAAAATAAATGGTTAGCTGGTACATCTTCCATACTAAATTTTGTTAATCCGTGTAAAGAACCTTTTGAACCTCTTTTATCTACTGTTCCAGATATATCATAACTATCACAACCAAAAGCACCTAACGTGTCATTGCCAGGATGTTTTAAACCTGACTTATGTATTATATTGTTTTGTAGTCTCAATGGTGGTACCCATGAAACAAAAAACCTACCATTGTTTTGTGGTACAAATATTACCGAGGTATCTTTTATACCGCCAGTCCATTGAAAATTGCCTTGAGTAATTACACTGTCTTTAGTTTCTGCGTTCCAGTCAATTTGTTCGTATATTTTTGTAAGATTAAATAATGACGATTTTGCTTCGTCTCTAAAAGCATGTTCCTCTGTTCTTGGAAACTGTCTATAAAATTCATTTAACGCATCTTGATCATCTTTTAATCCGTCTACTTCGTTTTGCCAATAATTTATTACACCTAAAGTTATTGGTAGTCCTAACGGTCCTTTAATAAGGTCTTTTGGAGTGTCGAAGACAGGTAATCCATAAGAATCAATGTATCCTTCGTAGTTCCATTCCATAGGAATGAACAAAGAATAGAGTCCCGAACGAGTCTGTCCATTCGCATTTCTTTTTTGGACGTCTGAATCATAATATAATTTTTTAAAATTATCACCACCCTTATCTAAAGCATTACAAGTAGAACCCATCATACATTTTCCAATAATTCTAGAACCTAGTCTTAAAGTTGTTTTTGTAACTCTCCAGTTGTTTAATATGTTGTTTGGTCTTTCCCATTTACCACTTTCATCGTGTACTAATAGTTTTAATTTTTCACCATCATAACTATTGTCACCTGTATTTTTCCAATCAATTGTTGTATCTAAACCTTGTAGTTCTGGTAGAGAAACATTAGCTGTTAGTTTACGTCTAGTTAATTTACTAGCAGGAACTCTATATGCTAATTCAGTTTTAGGTCTATCCATACCGTCTTGAATAGGTTTAAAAAAGAAAGGATAGTTGACTGATATTGGAACTACTTTATCGGTAAACATTGTTTTTGCATCTGGACCTGATTTAGATAATATTCCATATCTACTATCACTCGATATTGTAGCTAAATTTACTACTTCTCCAGAAGCCATAAATGAAAATCCAGAACGACGGTTTTTAAGATAACACATTCCATAACATCTTGTGTCTGCTTTACAAGCTTCCCAAAATATAAAAAATAATCTATTTGATTCTCTAAAGTCTGGTTTACCAACATCAATTTTACTCCATTGCAAATACATATAATGAGTACCAGTGACGTAAGTAGGAATATCTTTATTATAAAACCAAAAACCTTGCTCTCTACGAGAAAATTCATTGTCAATATAATCGTACCATGTTTCTTTGAAGTCTAAAGGATATTCTTCCCAATCAAAAATAGTTTTAATTCTTTTTAATTCTTTAGGTAAATCTTTAAATTCAAACCTATTGGATTTAAACTTACATACGTTTTCTTGTTTAGGTAGCGCTATTTTTAAATTTTGTATTTCTATAACATCACCTATCTTGCCATTTCTACTTATAACAATAACATCATGCTCTACGTTATAACCGTATTCCCATTTTTTGTATTTATTATTACGCTTTAGTACTTTTGGTTTTATGTAGTTATCAAGTACTTTATATAAACTTTGAATATACATTACTTAGATCTTCCTTCTGCAAAACCCTTAAATTCTTTAGGTTTTTTAGTTTCTTCTTCTACTTTTCCATCAATAATATTTTGCTCTTCATTTATTCTAGATAAAATTTCAAAAGCATCAAATATAGCTAATTTTTTTGTAGCTGCAGCGTTTTTAAGTCTGTCTGCGGAAAGATCAGGACCAAATTCCATAATTGGTTCTTTAGCAACTTTAATTAACTCTTCAACAGCTATTCGCCCAGCTTGGATTATATTCGATTTTATTTTCTTTACTTCCATATTTAATTACAATATCATTTGATTTCATACAATATAAACGTTGATTGTCTATAAAAAACTCCCATTCAGCGCCAGGTTTAAAACCTACTAAGTCTCCTGGATTAATACAAGATGCTTTTAAGTTGTTATTACCTATTTTTAATATACCAACATAAGGTTCCTCTTTTCTATTCATTAGAGGGTCAGTGTTTTTTATTGGCATTATAAAACATCTATCTCCAAAAGAGTGCCATTCGTTTTTA